CACCTAATACGCCCTTATCTGCGTGCTTGGAGTGTATAATATGCTCGAAATAAACCTCGCCTTCAATGAGAATATCTCTAAAATATCCCCATCCCTTTCTTTCGAGTTCGAAGTAATTTATATATTTTTTATACTCCTCAATAAGCTGTTGCTTATCGTCAAACGAAAGCTCTTCTTCGAAGGACTTATCAAAACTTATTTTTACTATATCTCCGTTATCGTCCTTATTGATAATCTCGTCGCATATTTCGTCAAGAGCATCAGCAATCTCAGCGAATGCAGCCATTACTCTATAGTCATTAATTCTCGCATGCTTGTTCTTCTGAACGTTAGCATACATCATCTCACTGAACTTGCCGGCAGCATCAACGAGGCCAATACCCTCGTTATTAAATTCGTTAGACTGAGATATAGAATATTTGGCAAGAACCTCGGGTCTTCTTACACCTTTATTTTCAAAGTGCTTAAACTTGGGGTTGGATTCGTGGGTCGTATCTATTGCCTCAAATCCCGAGTAGGGCAATTTCGAAGCCACATAATTCATTAAGTTGCGACCGAAAGTGGACTGTTTGCCCTCGCCTGTAAAGTTTTTTGCCATCTATATCTAGTATTTAATAAAAATAATGAAAATTACAATGCTCTATTTATAGAATAAAGTTTCCAGACATAGCGCTATATGTAGTATCCCAACCGACTATAGTATCAATGATAATATTATATTTACCACTACCTGTTAGCGTCGGCAGTGTAATTTCCATAATATTTTCTGTTATAACCCTATATGAATTTTCCGGAATAATAGACGCTGTAAATGAAGGGTAATATGTAAAATTAGCAGCAGTCAGATTATTATAAATCGAGCTATTACCACTTACGTATACATTTCTTGTATGGTTAAATCGTTTGCCGTATATTACAACATTACCAGGCATAGCGATATTGTAATTAGTATCAATTAGAGGGAACGAGCCGCGACCACTGCCAGACGGAGCAAAAAATACATTTGTAATAGTAGGAGAGCCTGAGATGCTTACAGTATCAATCTCCGTTATTTTTATCTGACCTTCACTATACGAATAATCTGCTCCTGAGAGAGTAGCATAATCATCATATGTAATGAAGTTCCCAGCAGAGAGGATTCTAGTATTATAAAAGTTAGCGTCAATAAAGAAGATATTCTTTATAGGATCAACTATATCCTTAAACAACCAACCCTCTATATTAAAAGTAGCATCCGCTGTAATAACAGATCTTGATGAATGGTTAATATCGACCGGATATCCGAGAGATATATTACCGTCCCATTCAACTTTAGAATTAAGGGGCATTGATGCTGGGAGGCCAAACTCTTCGGGAACCTTCCAGGAAATTATAATATAAGGATTGGCGTATGCGGCAAAATTTGAAATTAGCTGGTCGATATCAGTTTGATATGTAGCAAGCAACGATAATTTTACCCTTATATCTACAGGAACTACTGGGGGAATTTTTGCGGTATTTTTCGCAAACTTATCTTCTCTTCTTGATGGATATGTAAATCCCTCAATTTTATTAAACGCTCTATTGTTATTTCTCGATACGCTTTCAATAACTACAGACCCAATAGGCAGTTTTAAATTTTGCGCTCTATTTTCAATGTCGTGTAGTACTCTCGCCTTAGGTTGATAAACATACGCGACTTCTATTCTATCTTTTTCTTCTCTATTGCGATTAAAGCGTCCAATAACAACATCATCAAATGCAGCTATAAATTGCCCCACTAGATCATGTATCTCCCAACTAAACGCTCTGCTCTTCACAATATTATTTATTTACTGTACCCTGTCTACAAAGAATTTCGGCAATTTAGTCTTGCTCCTTTGTATTACGTTAGACGCTCCCCCGTCGAGAATGTATGTAATACACCAGTCATCCTGGCTTCTCACTCCACGACCGCAAGCTTGAACGAGATTGGAAAGCATCTTATTTGTATACCAATTAGAATCTTCTTCAAACAACGTTTTTATTCGTTCATCTCCTAAAGGCATATATGGTAGTTTTACAATAATTTGAAATCTTGCTAAATCATCCTTTAGGTCTACTCCATGTGTAATAGAAGGGCTTACAAGAACGCTTGGATAATCCGCTACAATATGCTCTTGTATTAGTTTCTCATTATTAATCTCTTCATATCTATATTGAAATCTATTACCGGATAGTTTATTCTTCAAGAACTCTGTAATATAGCCGGTATGGGTATGGATTACTCCCTTCTCGTCTCCATGCTCATCGCATATTTGTTGAATTAGGTTAGCGACTTTAGGCAAGTTTTCTTGAAGACTCTTATAATTGAGTTTATATTTTGATGAGATATAGATTGGAGATTTATCAGCGCTAAACGGAGATTTTGTTTCTATAAATTTGTATTTTTCAATACCTAAGGTCTTCGCAAAATTTTGAGGATCGATAATAGTAGCAGACATTAAAAGTATCTTCTTACCATATTTAAATATCTTCGAGGACAGCGTTGATATATAAAGCGGTGTCACAGTAATATTATCATCCTTTTTAGTAATTACATACTTACAAGTATTCCACGATTCGATAATGAGTTTAACTTTATCATTTAGCCTGGTTAGTGCTTTATATTTGGTAATATCCTTTTCAGTCTTCTTGTTAGAAGAGATAGTATTTTTCAATTCAACAACCAAATCAGACATTAAAGAATCTAAATCGGTAAGCCATTTAAAGAAAGTATTATAGTTAGTAACGTTAGGTAGTTTTGTTTTTATGTCGAGAAACTTTAATGTTCTACTCGTAATAGATAGAGTAAAGTGCTTTACCAACTGGTCTTCAATTTCACTTGCTTCATCGCAAATCAGATACTCTTTTTGCTTAAGACCAGAAGGAAGGGCAAAGAACATATCATAACTATAGGCAGAGAATTTATTAGTAAGCGCTTTATTGCGTTGCTCATAATAAGGGCACTTGTGCTGCGACCAGCACTCCTTCTTTAACTTGGGCAAATATAAACATGGCGCTACCTCTACATCACAGTTTGTATCTACTGCGCACATATAATTGCTCTTACCCTTTAGAGACTCACAATCATCAAAAAGAGACGTATATTGGTCTTGAAGCGCTTTGGTAATCGTCAAAACAGCAGCGCCCTGGTCAGGCCAAACTTCCTCATAGTCCTGACGAAACGCCTTAAATGTCGTCACATCATCTATAAAGTCTGGATCGATATCTCTGCTAGCATTAGCAAGAGTTTTAGATAAAAACGACTTACCGGTTCCTGTCGGCGCGCTGCAAATAACAAAGTCATACTCCTCGAATGCTTTTTCTATTTGCTCAATAAGTTCAATTTGAGCTGCTCGAGGCTGTATGTTAGCAGGAAATTTTGATATAAGCATATTACAATATAATGTATGATTTCGAAAAATCAAATATCATATTGAATCTTAACCTTATTATCGAACATTTTATTCTTTTTAATTCTATTTAAAACCTTTAATTTGTACATGAGCATTTTATTGCCCTTTGATAAGGTCTCGAGTGTGTAATCAAACTCGATTCCGTCTTCGAGAATATTTACAGAAAACGGGTACGGGAGTTCATATACTTTACTCTCCCTATTAGTTCCTCCAGAAATTGTAAACGTAGTGTAGAAGTCTTTTATATTGAAAATAACTAACCTACCACTACGCACTACTTTATTGTTAATGATAAACTTTACATTACGTTGAAGTAAATGCGAGATCTTCTTTTCTATTGCTTCCCTGTTTATCATGTGTTCATATAAAGGACTTTTTGCGCTGGAGACATTACGAAAAATTTTTCGTTAAAGACTTTCCAGAATTCGTCATTCGCAGGATATTTATTAAGCAATTCGCAATCATCCATGGATACTGCTCTAAATTCTTGCATTAAAATATCCCACGTCATTACGATATTTTTACCCGCCGGGCTAAACTTTAAGCCCTGCTTAGGTGGCTTAAAGTTTAAAGTAACTCTGCCATTGACACTCTGTAATAGAGCATCGCTATTAGTACAGAGCATAGTTCGGTAGGGCGCACGAGTCGGATCATTGACCCTTCTCCTAAATCTTATCTCGGCAACATTTTCGAGCAAAAGATTCTGTAACTGCGCCCTACCGACTTTCATATTACTCAGACTCAGACTCTACACACACTCCAAAAATTCTCGATTCATTAAGAAAGACACCATGCTTGATTTTGCCTTTACCGTCAATCTCGAGATTCTCGATAGAGACTCCGTAGTTATTTGGGAATAAAACTATTTCATCTTCTTTAGTCCATTTAGCATCGACCCCGGCAATTATTACCCGGGCCTTTCTCCATGCCTTTGTTTGGACGTGGAGCGGTACAAAAATACCATTTCGTAAAATAGATTCACCATCTTCTGACATGTCAATAAATTCGCAGAATAAAACGTCTCCGTGAAGTCGTGTTAATTTAAAATTATCAACATCCATATCGACGACAGCGTCGGAAGAAAGTTGTATTAGCCCTCGTTCGGGTAGAAGTTTATCAATATCGGCTCGCATATATTATATATAATGAATAAAAACTTTATTTCAACTATCGAAGAGGTCTTTGTAGAGTTTTAACTCTCTCACACTTATCTCTTTATTTTTAGCTATAATATCAAGATTGTCTTCTTTAATCTCTTCTTTAGCTGCTTTATTCTTTTTAATATATTGAATTTTTTTGAAGCGGATTTTAGGGAAGAGATAATAATACCAATTATATTGCTGCTCTTTTGTATTAAAGAGACTACCATACCGGTTAGAGGTATTATTAATAACTTCTAACATCTCATCTGAATACATCGAAACCCACCTATTAATCATATAGGGA